GTGGTCTTTATAAACGGTGAGTTTATCTAATTCGGACTTTTTGATTGTGTTAGTATCATCTGCGATTGCTGGTAGTCCTAGTAACAACAAGGCAGATACTAATGCATATTTAAGCATATGAATCTCCTATATTATGTGTCGTGACTATCCGTTACTGCTCTTCGATTGTAACACAATCTACTCTGTCCTGTAACATAAATGTCACAAAGGTATATAGGGGATTTTATCAGTTAAAAATAATTCTTGCAAGACCTTTTTTAGTTCTTCTTACAAGTTCGTTCTTAACCTTTTGTCTTTTCTTTGCTGGGTTACTTCGGTTGTTAAAGTATTCTAGAAGTGTTTGAAGTGGTTTGGTGTGCATGTAATCATGCTCGATAGTTCTCTTCTTTGTGTTTCTGTCAATCTTCACAATCGAATTACTAAATTTAATTGGCATAATACTTTATATAGTGTTTATCTGAGCCCACAGGTTTGTTTTGCACTGTCTATAACTCTTAAATTATTATCAACAACATATCCTGACAATAACAAAGGAAAAATCATTTCACCATTAGTTAATACATTGTGATTATATAAAGTATCAAAAGGAGTTAGAAAAATTATCTTATGTAAGATTAATCTGTCTCTATGGGGAACTTCAGGTAAAAGAGGATTTGCTTCAAAAACACAATCATATTCCATTCCTCGTTCTGTTGTCCAAACATCTGCAATTTGTAATGCCCAAAATGTGTACCATAGATATGGTTCTACTGGTCGATTAATCCAATATTGGGGTGTAAATCCGAACCTTTTCTGATTTGCCTTTAACGAGTATTCTATCGACTTCAGTGAATGCTCTAGATGGACACTGTTGATAAGTTCTTTCCGATAACAACAAGTCCACCCCCTCATAATTGCGAGTTTGTCCTTCGAGTCTAGCACCAAGGTTGACGGCATCTCCAATGACGGAATAGTCAAATCTAATTTCTGATCCCATGTTTCCGACAATACATTCTCC